GCCAATACCGCACGCATAATACTCTCCACCTACGTTGGTATTCCACCGACCTGCTGACTTACTATCCTGTGCGAGTTTCACAGTGGGAAATATAGACCTGTAATCGTCTAGGGCTATCAAGTTACGCACTTTACGACCAAAATCTACCGCTAGGTCTGTGGTGTGAGACACCATCATAACCTTCTTGTCTGGGTTCCTACCTAAAAACCATGCTGGGAAGAAGATAGACACAAGTTGTGATTTGCCGTGGCGTGGTGGGATGTTAACACAGATACGGTCTTTATCCCCTCGCTCAATACCCATGAGTAAGTCAGCAAGAATGCGGTGGTGCTTGCCCACGATAAACTCAGGCATCATAAGTTTGCAGAACTCAATCAAATCGTCGTACGCACGCTTGTTTTTAGACCTTGTAGACAGTTCGTCTACCATACGGTCAATCTCAGCCACCTCTTCCTCGCTAAACGAGTCAAGATTAGCCAGCATGAGGTCAATATCGTCGTTATTGAAGTCAAAACCCTCAGTCATCGTCGTCAAACCCAAACTCTTCGGCAACATCTAGTGTTCTAGCGGATAGAATGGTGGCGTCTTCTACTTCTGGCTCTGGGTTTACTAGCTTCGCCAGCTTACTACGGAGTTTTTCTTTGATATCGTCGGTGGTCTGATGGGTAATGGTCACTTCGGACTTCTCAGTGAACAACCCTACGTCTGATATCTTACCCATAAGCTCTAAAGCACGCATACGTACCCGTGGATCAGGGTTTTCTGACTCTATGATGAGTTTGTTTGTCACTAAGTTGCGCAGTTGTTTGGAAGATTCCACTACAGAGTGGTTAAATTCCTCTATTATAGCTCCTGCCATCTTAATAGACGGGGGCGTTAACTTCGCTGCGCGTTTGTTGGTAACTTTTCGGGACGTTTTATCTGGTGCGCTGGCATACGCAGTGGCTAAAGTAGTGGCAACCTCTTTGTCAGCTTCATCTGGAGTGGTGTTTAGCCCGTGGCTCTCTAATTCTGTCACTGTTTTAGCCAGCGCAGCGGTGCGTTTGGGTAGCGGAAGCTGCTTTGCTTCATCCTCTAAGGGTACACCTAGTTCGGGCATTAGATTCAATGTCATATCATTTCGCAGGTAGTTAACCGGTAACGTAATACTAGGGTACAAAAAAAATTTTAGCAAGGGTTTCTAAAAAGGGGTGGGGGGTTTTCAAAAAATACCGATTTATTCGTGTAGATTAGTAATAATAGTACTACGGCGGAATCCTACATGACAGCGCGGGGGGTGGGGATGGGGTGCCCTCTATCATACCTTGTTTTGGGCAACCACTCAAACGGTAATCAGTTAGTTTTAATGGTGTTTAATATCATTTAGTATGCAAACCTATTGTATAACATGTTATGACATGGCATATTGATTACATCGAGACGGCAAACAATACGCCGTTTGATCGATATAACTTTCGGGCACCTGCCCGAATTACCGGAGACTTTACACAATGGCTACTTTATCAAAAACAGTGACTGACAAAATCGAGACCCTACAAAACGCAGGTCATAAGGTGGTTTGCGCTATGACAATGGACGGGGATATGGGACGTTTTGAGGTCGGCGCAATGCAGGTTATCAAAAGAGCGGAAGGTCAATTGTCTTCTACATATGCTCTTATGGTTGCCGCGGGCATCCTGCCGAGTGATTACCTATCCGCTAAGAATAGGGAAAGTACAGCGTCGGTCGAACAATACGCTGCGCGTGTAGAAGCGGCGGGCATGATTTGCTACACTAAAACCCAGCGTGCCGAGCTGGCGACCAAATTGCCAAAGGATACGTCAGCCGAGCAAAAGGCAGCGCGTAAGGTGTTACAGGATCGCCGCACCGAATTGCTCAAGACTATCCGTCGTGGGTTGACCACCGCACATAAGCTAGCACACCCAGAGGAGTACAAGGCTGGCGGCGCAAATGAGCTAAAGACCGCGATAGAAGACCTTGCCGCGTTAATGGAAAAGGCGACCAAATTGTTGCAAGGCGACAAGCCTTTCCCTGAGACGTTTGCACACGACGATGCGATCGCAGTTGTCAAAGGTTTTGTCAAAACATTCTGCTAATATCTTAGGGGCACGCAAGTGCCCCTTCCCCCTTTCATTTTAATTCGGGCACCTGCCCGAAAACCGGAGCCTAAAAAATGCTGACACTTTCACAAAAATTGACCGGCGCGTACGTTGATCTTTATAAAGCCGACGAGCAAGAATTGGTAACCGCCGCAAAAGCAATACTATCCGATTTTTTATCGGGAAAAGATAAAGAAAACCAACCGCTATTCGACGCAAGAGATGACGCGATGACGGTGCTTCAAGAGGAAGCCGAGGCAAGGATTTGGCTGGGCGATGACGATCCCGAGCGCGGACGTAACACCTTATTAAATGACGTTGTTGCAATTGCATTCGAATATTTTAACTAACACCACATAACATTCTACAAGGGCTGCCTTCGGGTGGCCCTTTTTTTGTGTCTTTTTTTCGGGCACCTGCCCGAAAGTTTTATTGCGTATACGCAACGCCTGTGATAGCTAGGCAATACATTGCACCACAATGCGCTACTAGGCCCGCTTCGGCGGGTCTTTTTTTATTCGGGCATCTGCCCGAAAGTTCTGATACCAGTAAATAGAGTAGCTCTACGCATGACACGTTTACGCGTGTTCCAAACGGGTTAGCCCATAGGATGTCACTAGATTGTACTTCGGGCAACTGCCCGAAACTTCTGATACCAGTAAAGAGAGTAGCTCTACGCGTCTAAGTATCTGAAAGTAAAAGAAAGTTCCAGAAGTTCCAAAGAAGTTCCAAGCAAATGGCGCGTAAGTTATTGAAAGTAGAAGAAAGTTCCAAAGTTCCAATAATATAAGTATATATATAAACCTTTTGTTGGACTGTATAAGAGGGCACCTTCTCGCTAAAACCCCTTTCACAAATCTATGTATATACCTTTGGAACTTTGGAACTTTGGAACTTTCTTTTTAAAACAAGTAGATACAGACCCCCACGTTGGAACTTGACGGGACTTACCACCAAACACCACGAGGCACTACCATCTCCCAAAACTTGACATTGCACGCTCTATGTGGTAATATGTTATATGGTTAGTAAGGTTGGTAACTTATCCGTCGGCCACGTAACCCTACACAAACAGCACTTTCGGGCATCTGCCCGAATAACAAATGGAGACTACTATGAAGCAGACAGTAACAGTTCAAGGGTTCGCTTGGAACGATAAGACCCGATGCCACTCAGACAAAGTAATCCACGAAGCAACCAACATCGTAACTGCCGAGGCATGGATCAAACACAACGCGGCGTATTTGCTAAACCTGACTATCCTATCTGACAATACATCGTTCTTGATGTTGCGGATGTTGGCCGCGTCAAAGATAGAAGACGAGGTGGCGTTCTAATGAAGTGCAAAGATTGTGGGGACACGTTCCCAGTAGGTCGCGCCAAGCTAGGTTATCAGGTCTGTCTCAAATGCGGTGACACTGCTGCCACTGAGCAAAGACTTGGGTGGTGCATAGCTCCACTGCCAAAGCAGGGCTACACATTAATTACCCGCAAGTCTGACTTGCTAAACCTCAACCAGAAAACACGTTAACACACTACCCACTACTAAACCTCATTACTTGACATCATACACTACCTATGGTATACTATAGGTAGTGGTAAGACCTACTGATTCAAATCAAACCTTTCGGGCAGATGCCCGAATAACAAACGGAGACTATTATGAACGAGATACTTCAAACCCCGCAGGCCACCGCGCCTAGCATATCATCAGCGGCAATGATCGTTGACTTCAACGCAAGCGTCTGGACTGCACGTAAGAAGGACAGCAAGGCGTCAGAGGATGTCAACAACACGAACCGTGCAGACAGAGGCGTTGCCAATGTGACTAAGAACTTACTAGGTGACTGTGACGAACTAAGCGCCGTCCAGAAGTTTGCAGCCAACGTGCGTAACATACATTACAGCATGACAATGCCATGGTCGGACAACGGGTCACGTTTGCTGACGACAGCGCAATACTTCAGATATCACGAGGTAATGACCGACCTACAGCAAGAGTTCGTTCGGTTGGTTGACGAGTTCCTCACCGTGTACGAATGGAAAATCATGGAAGCGCAAGCCAAGCTGGGTGACATGTTCAACCGTGACGAATACCCTACGCGTGACAGCCTAGGGAGTAAGTTTGCGTTCCGCATGGCCTACATCCCACTACCTGACAGCGGTGACTTTCGTATCGACATTGGTAACGAGGGCATGGTGCAAATACAGACGCAGTACGAAGCGCAGTACGCAGCACAAATCAAGGGCGCGATGAATGACATATGGCACAAGCTACATGACAACCTGACTACACTTGTCCGACAGCTTGACGTCAACGAAGAGGGCAAAGGTAACAGGTTATATGATACTGTGTTTGACCGAGCTATCGAGCTGATCGACATGTTGCGTACGTGTAACGTGACAGGTGATAGCCAGATGGAAGCGATGCGGCTCAAGCTAGAAGAAGCGTTCACCAAAAATAACCAAGCGTTGAACCTGCACCAAATCAAGAACTCACCAACGCTTCGCGCTGACACACAAGAGAAGCTGACCGCAGCCATCGCTGCCCTACCAAGTCTGGATATATAATGACGCGTGAAGAATTTTTTGAATGGCTTGGCACCTGCCCAACCCACAAGTGGAACATCATAGACGACGAACACGGATACGTTCGAGTGTCTTTCCCCACGCATGAAGAAGAGGAAGAAGAATGAAAGGTACTATCCGCGAATTTATAATCAACCTAGCAACAGTGGTAGCTCTATGCTCCATGCTAATTTCTATGCTGTTCATTGCTTACGGCTTCAACCTTTAACTTAACTTTCGGGCAGGTGCCCGAATACAGGAGACTATTATGAATACTGCACAACAAATGTACGCACTCTCACTCGACCAGTGTGTAGATGCAATCAAAGCCGTAGGCCACTTACGCACCTTACTACTCGAGGGTGACATTGGTAACGGTAAATCATCAACGTTGCCTACACTAGCAAAAGCGTTGCCCGACCACATAGCATGTTACTTCGACTGCACCACAAAAGACCTTGGTGACATTACGATACCCAACATTGCCAAGCTGGATGACGGGACAGGCTATGTCACATACCTGACCAACGAGGAACTGGGTGCGCACAACCACAAGCCAATCATCCTAATGGTGGACGAGTTTGGCAAGGCCAACCCCGCTGTTAAGAACGCATTGCTACGCCTGTTACTCGAACGTAAGATTGGCAGCTACACCTTGCACCCTGACAGCATTATCTACGCGACAACCAACAAAGGTTCAGAGGGTGTGGGTGACATGTTACCACCACATGCGCGTAACCGCCTGACTGTTGTACGGGTACGCAAGTCAACCAACTTGGAGTGGATCGAATGGGGCATCAATGCTGGTATCGACCACAGCTTGCTCGGTTGGGGTAAAGACAACCCGCACTTGTTCGCGTCGTTCGAGGATATCAAAGACCCAGACGAGAACCCGTATATCTTTCACCCAAAGCAGCAACGTGCTGCGTTTGTTACACCACGTTCGCTACACTCTGCGTCTGATATCCTACACCAACGCCATTTGTTTGACGACCAAACACTAACGGCTATGCTGATGGGTACTATCGGTGATCGTGGTGCGATGGACTTGATGGCGTTTGTGAAAATGTCGGATCAACTACCTTCGTTGCAGTCTATCAAAGATGACCCAAAGACCGCCAAGGTTCCAGAGAGTGCAGCAGCAGTATGTATGGTTGTGTACCGTACGTTAGCATCTTTGGAGCAGGATTGGCTGGATGCGTGGATGGATTACATGCCGCGCCTCGACTCAGAAGCACAAGGTATGTTTGCCAATGGCGTACGTGCCCCCAAGTATTCAAAGCGTTCTATGGCGATGCGGAACAAGAAATTCACCAAGTGGGCTATGGATAACAACCACATGTTTGCAACAGATAAAAAGTAGGAGAGATCAAATGACTAAACACACATACAAGGGCTGGACTCAAGCAGATGACGCAGAATTAGTGTTGATGCGTGAGGCGTGGGTCTCCACGAAAGAGATCGCACGGGCCTTGAATCGTACACCTTCATCGGTGTCAAACCGCATATCTGTATTGAAGCTACCCGTAGGTGGACGCTTGGACAGTCGGCAAGTGGAATGGGCCAAAGCCTCTATTAATATACGCGCGGACCGGTTATTCGGGCACCTGCCCGAAACGGTGGAGATAGATACACCTACCACAACTGGTATCGGTGGATCGCAAAGCAAAGCAAGCTGGTGGGCCAGCATGATGTGGTGGAGGAAATAAATTGGCTAATAAATACGTACAGAAAGATGGGTTCGGGGAGCGCCGGAAACGCCCCCGTGGGATGCAAGACACGTCTGACATGGAACCCGTTAACCGCGCGGCAAGAAGGGCAATCGCTAGTAACCGCAAAAATGTGGCTGCTAAAACAGATATAACCAAATGGCAAAGGAGAAAATAACATGTTATCTATTGGTAAACAACTTAACCCAGAGCAACGGTTAGCAAAGGCCGTTGTCTCTATCATGGGCAAAGCTCCTGCGTTGTCAGCGGTGCTGATGGTCGGTACACGTGTTGTCGAACATGACAATGCCAAGGTGCCAACAGCCTGTACCAACGGACGTGACGAGTGGTACGGCGCAGGGTTTGCGGATACGCTAAACGACCCAGAGCTACGGTTTCTTGTACTGCACGAGAACTACCACAAGCTCTATCGTCACCTGACAACGTGGCAACACCTAAACAAGATAGACCCAGACCTCGCTAACAGGGCTATGGATTACGTTATCAACATCAAGATCATGGACGAGTATAGTCAAGATGGTTGGGTCAAGATGCCCGAGGGTGGTTGCTTCGATGAGAAGTATCGTGGCTGGGACACTGCACAAGTCTTCTGGGACTTACACGATAACAAGTCACAGGATGAGGATGAACGCGGCGCAGGCGACGGCAAAGGTGGTGAACAACCTCAAGGGTTTGATTCGCACGATTGGGAAGGTGCAACCGAGATGGACGCCGACGAGATACGCGAACTAGCACGTGATATCGACGAGGCTGTACGTCAAGGCGCATTGATTGCAGGTAAGATGGGCAGCGGTGGTGATCGCAATCTTGAAGAACTTATGCAACCGCAGATAGATTGGCGTGAAACACTGCGTGAGTTTGTACATACTACATGCGCGGGGTCTGACTTCTCTACGTGGAAACGTCCTAACAGACGCTACATAGGTGCCGGTATCTACATGCCATCTGGTATCAGTGAGCAGGTCGATGAGTTGGTTGTGGCTATCGACACGTCTGGTTCTATCGGTAACGTTGCGTTGTCTGCGTTCTTGACCGAGGTCAAGTCTGTGTGTGACACAGTAAAACCTAACAAGGTGCGCGTGTTGTATTGGGACACTAAGGTCTGTCGTGACGAAGCGTATGATATACACGAGCTAGATGATCTAGTGGAGTCAACCAAGCCAGCAGGTGGCGGGGGCACGTGTGTCGAGTGTGTGCCTGAGTACATGCAGGAACATGGCATCAAGCCGCAAGCGTGTATCGTCTTAACAGATGGTGATCTGTATCGCGGATGGGGCACATGGAACACGCCCGTGCTGTGGTGCATCTTGGACAACGACAGCAAAAAGCCCGACGTGGGCACGACTGTACACATCAAATCAAGGGAGATGTAAGATGAGAGTAGGTTGGCTAGGTTGGCGGCAAGCAACCGCACATTTGATGGTAGCGGCAGTTGCTATTGTCGAGGACGTAACAAGTTTAGTCACGCTATCGTTTGTGCGGCTAGACCTGCGTCCAGCACTACTGTTCAGTCGGTTTCTGGATCGTGTGACAGGTGACGAGGATAACTTTTACGAGTGGTTAAAAGAGCAGAGGAGTAAAAACAATGGCTAAATGGAAAGAACTACCAACATCAATTCCAACACGACGGTCTATACCAAGGCGTTGGGCGTACAACCCTAGTGCCGAGCAGATGGAAAACCTGTTGGATGCTGTGTTCTACAAAGTGATCGGCAGGGTTCCCGTGGCTACGTACGAGGACGACGAATGAACAACATGGTTAAGCAGATGATACTAACAGCGAGAGCCGAGAACGCACAGGCCCGTAAACGGTGGGGTGGTGTGGCGCGTACGTTAGGTGGGCATGGGCGCAAAATAGTACTGCCGCCCAAGGCCGAACAGATCGGTAAGTTACTTGATGAAGGTATGAGTAGGCGAGATGTCGCCAATACGATGGGCGTAACCTATCAAACAGTAACAAGTTACATGGATAGGTACAATCTGGGAACGGGAGCATGATTGCTGCAACAACTTTCGGGCAGGTGCCCGAATACAAATGGAGAATACTATGAGTTACACACATCAAAAAATATCTAACATCGACATGGACGCGGATGAACTTTCATGGAGATCACAGGCACTAGACGAGTTTCGCCGTGCGGTTGAGAAGTCTATGCGTGGGGTTAAAACAGTTATAAGAACCGCGAACAGCGCGTGGGTCTACATGGAAGGCGAAGACATGGCGATGGGGTGGATAGGTTACGGAGACTTCCAGACCAGCCAAGCCGCAGTGCATAAAAAGTACGCCGTGTATGCACGAGGTATACGCAACATGAAGTACAACGACATGAACGATCAGCATTACATGCGTGTGGCTCTGCGAATGGACGCGGCCCTAAAACATGTTAAGACGTACATGAGTAACTACTCTACAGGTGAGACTGCGGCAGCGTTGTACCACCCAGCGAAGAAAGCGGTTAGAAATGTAAGCGATACAGTAAGAAAAGAGTATCGGGACGCTAAACAAGCTGTTGGTATAAACTCAGATTACCACTCGCCAGTTCAAGCTCCTAGCGCTCTCGAACGGGAGCTAAGTTACTTGGTGTTGAGTGGGCATGTCTTCTCAGACCCTGAGTTGGGTACAAACATTCAAGACATGCTTGCCAAGAAGAAGGTCTTTTCACGTTTTGCTGGTGGCGAC